ACGATGAAGTTTCCATCGTTCTCGTCATCGTGAAACGGGCACAAACCCGTGAGGTTCACGCCAGCCTTCCGCAGCGTCACGAAGTCGCCCACCACATCCTCAATCCGTGCGGCATCCGTCACCGCCCGTATAATCTCGTCGCTGATCTTCGGCATGGTCTCGAATGATTAACATGAAAAACTAAAACGTGCGCGTGCGTGCATCACGCGCGTCGCCCGTATGCGCCTGAATCCTCCACACCCCATCCCCCTATATACATAGGGGGATGGGGGTGTGGGGTGAAGGGGCTATGCGGAGGAATCAATCTTCATCAGGCTTCGGGAACGGCAAATCCTGGCTGTTGTCCTTCGGCAATTCACGAAGTCCGTTGTAGTGGTATTTCTTTTTGTCGCTCTTGTAGATGATGCCGTGTTCTGCGGCAATGTTTATCAGATCACCGGCACGCCGTCCGCTCACGCTCTTACGCAGGTAGCGTTCAAGTTCGGTGTACGTCGCTCCGGCAGAAGTCCAGTTGAAGGCTTTCAACCGATCATCGGCTTCCTTCATAAATGCCATCTCTCGGTCGTTCACCACGCTTGCACCGTTGTCGGTCAACTCCACTGGCTGACCCCAACCGCCTGCGTTGGTCTCATAGCGGAATAGCCAGTCGGCAACATCACGGCCACGGGCTTTTACCTGCTTCACCTTGAAGTAGATGTCTGGCAGGTCGGCTCGTCGGTCGTTCTCCTTCAGGTCGGCCTGCTTCACCTTGACAACGGTAAATATCTCGGCCACCTTGCGCTGTGCAATACTGCCGAGCGTACCGACCAACTTATCCACCATCGGGTTTTCGTGAAGCACCGTCCAGAGGCTTGCATCGTAGTGCGTTGCCGTCATCATGCACTTGCGGATGATGGGCTGGCACTCCACTTGGTCGTTGTAGTCCTTCACTATGTCGAGCAGACCGTCGAGAAAGATGTCCGTTGGCTGTATGATGTATATGGCTTTCAATATCTTTGCCCACCGATCCTTTGCTTCTTCCGTATCACGCAGTCGCAGCACCTTGAATCGCTCCTGTGGACGATCGTATGGAATACCAGCCAATGAACAGACGCGATTCTTGATAGCAATGGTGTCATCTTTTCCTTGCTCAGTGTCGATGTAGAGCACTCGCGGCTGTGGTCGTTCTTTCTCCAGTGCATATTCGGTGTTTCCGAACTTTCCGCAGAGCAACGTCACCATCAGTTGTGACATAAGACCCGTCTTGCCGTTGCCAGGCTTTCCACTGATGATGTGTAACTCACCAACATTTGCAAATGGTACGTCAAATCGTCGCATGGTGTATCTCGGTGGTTTGTATGGCTCCGTGAAGTCCAGGAAGTCGGCACTGATGTCAACGTCAAACCACTTGTCATCCTTCAGGAAGTCAGGTGGTAGCGGTCTCGCATCTCCATCGCCTGGTAGTGGTATTTTGTTACTCTCTTCATTCATAGTTCAAAATAGTGTAAATAGCGATTCTTTGCCTTTCTGAGGATTTCTTCTCGATGGGCTTGATAATATGCCCGCTGCTTCTTTAGTCGCGCCTCACGCTGCCGCAAATAGCGTTCGTGGTCGAGCTGCTTTCGTCTGGCTACGTCTCTCATTCTTCGTTTTTTTGTTTTATAAGGTCTTGCAGTGTGAGGTGCTTCAAGGTCTCGGTACCATGAACAATGTCGTGGATGCGGGAATATACCTCCTTGTTGGCTTTGAACTCCTCGCGCATCTTACACATGGCTTCTGCCAGGCGTATCGACCGCTCACGCTCTTTGATGACGCGACCGGCCAGACTATTGCGTTGGCCGGTCATCACCTTCAGGTCTATCTGGAGCCGCTCGATCTGCTTCTGATTCTTCACAACATCGGCACAGCGGAGACTGGCTTCGTTGAACGACTCTATCTCATCCATGTTCAGCTGGTCGGTGATTCCCATGCCGATATGAACCATGAAGCCACGCAGCAGGTTCTTCAGATCGTCGTTTATCACAAGAGAAATTTTATCAGGAGGTGACTTCTTAATTATTCTCTAAGTGATTGATCATCAGTTCTACTTTTGATTATCTTTTTCTTGTGATAAATCACTTTATCCAAAGCTTTTGATAACGTCGTACATGAATCCGCCACCTTGTTGGCCGTCAAATTCGAGACTGTAGCCGTTCGGGTGCGTTTTTACCGATACCCGCATCGGCTTTGGTTTTTTAGAACGGGAGACCATCGTTTTGTCCTCCATTGTTATCGAAAGGCCCTTGTGCCTCTGCTTTTGGCTGTGGTGCTGGTTGCGGTGCAGGCTGTTGGGCGTTGGCCTTGCGGACTGATTCTATTTTGTAGAGACGGATGTCATTGATGGTGGATTGGCTTCCGTCTTGTTTGGTAAATTCTCGCACCTTGTGGCCGAATCCACAAACCACCTCCATACCTTCTTTCAGGTGGTCAATGACGTTGGTATCAAAGGTCTCCAGCACCACGCTATCGGCAAAACGATCCGTATCATGCTCAAAGTATTCAAACACGAATGGCAGCGACTTCCATTCATTTCCTGTGCGCTGGCTCACACCACTTCGGATGGGCAGCAGCTTTGCAATTCTTCCTTGAAATTCCATAATGTATAATGTTAGAGATTACATACCAGAAACGAGATGAGCCAACAGCCCACCGAGATATACCATACCCAAGAATGCAATGCCCATGACGGCACCGAATCCAACCTGGCGCATCAACGCCCACATCTCCTCCTGTTCTTTCAAATTCTTCTTTTCCATGATTATTTGTTTTTAGTTTTTAGACTCCCCTCTGTATTTCTCAGCACGGCTTGGGAACGTGTCACAGCTACATTAGAGTCTGTCAGGCTGCTGTCCTGGCTCCACTACGCTTTCCTCGCAGCTTCACGGCCTAATCAGATTGCTTTCACCCTACTTCTTGCACCTCTGCTATTTGCTTATCGGTGTGACTTCGCCATCTCATGCAGGCTGCCACCGCCCGCCTTATCGCTTACGCTCTCCGGCTTGTGTGGAAGGTGAGGGATTCGAACCCACGCTCATCCTACTGTTACTTGCCCGTTGCACCTTTTACGGGTCTTTACCTTCCGTGTTATCCTTTAGTTATTTTTGGTAAAAACCAGCGGACCTCACGGTTGGCTGGATTAGCCTATGTTCTTAAAAAGATGTACAATTTTGCATTGCGCTCAATGCGTCTTGTAAGGAAATAAATACAATCTAAAAACCTAATTAATGCTATTGACCTATTATAGTTGTTTGATTGTCCCCTCTTGTATCATGCGGGCGATCTTGTGCTGTGGGTACGCCCAACGGCTAACCTTCACGCCACCATCCGTCACCTCGGCACGCTGACGTGGCAGCCGCTCACCGTAAGCCTTCAGCCAACCAGGTGAAAACATCTGGAACTGTTGACACAGCTCATCACCCGTGAGCCATCGCTCGTTGGCCACTTCCAGAATCTCGGTCATCGACCTCTTTACCTCTGCCACGATCTCGGCTCGCAATTGTCTATCCATTATGCCAAACGTGTGATTGTGAGACTACGGGCCATCGTGCCTTCGATGGGATCACCGATGATGGCCTTAAACTGCCAGCCGTAGGTGTCCTTGTCGTTCTTCAGCTGGTTGGCATAACTCTGAGCACTGCGAGCCTTGTTGTAGTTCGGCATCGTGAAGACCTTCTGGTCGCCCACCGCGAACTTCATCAAAATCTCTTTTGTTACTTTGTCTATCACCATAATTACCTTTAATTAATCTTAATATTTTGCTTGCTTTCGCACAACGAAGCAAAAGAAATTGTATATTTGCAACCCACTACCTTTGCAAAGTGCCGTGTGCGCTTTATGCGAAAAGACGGTTAAACGTCTGACGGCTATTTCTATGCCCGTTGTGCTACTTGCTTGCTTTCGGGTGCAAATATACAAAATCAAATTGAAACCACATGCTAAAACGTGGTGAAATGTGGTTATATTTAAGGTTATTTAAGATTAAACGTGGTTATTTGTGCTAAAATGAAGCCAAAGAATGAACTTTTCATGGATGCCATCGAGTGGTTGATTGACAATGGTCTCGCGGAGAACCAGGGCGACATCGCCGTTAAAGCGGGTCTTGGCCCCAATCTTATATCAAGGATCAAGAACGGACACGTCAAGGCTGTCAGTGATGATGCCATCCGTGCGCTATGCGATAGGTTCAGGGAGTTGAATATCGACTACCTCCGTGGCAAGAGTGATTGTATCTCTCGACAACAGCAGATAAATATGAATGCAAATGCAGCACTTCGTGAGGCGCAAGCATTATTGGATGCCAACCCGCCGCATGAGCCCCGCCGACATTCCGCAATGGATGACAGCTTTCTTTTGGAGAAACAATTCCAAAAGGTGTATGATGGTATTGCAGGACAGTATATGGACGAATTAAAGGAACGTGTTGAAGAGCAAAAGCAAACTATCGCCATCCAGCGAGACACTATTGAATCACTCAAACGCGAAAATGAAATGCTTCGCCAACAGTTGAGCAAGTATCAGGCAGATGAGATTATCAGCCGTCATCCATTCCCTGTGGGGGTGGCTGAAAAAGAAGAATTGCATATATGAATATGATAGAAATATATATAATAATATTGGTAGTTAGAATATCCGTCAACATCCATCCGTTTCCCCAATCTATGCCGTGGAAACGCCTGTTGACCTATTATTATATAGATGACCCCATTATTTACTCAGCAACCCCAAACGGATCACGGATGGAGAGGTGGGGTTGCTGCCTAAAACCGCGACCACCGCCATTATAAAAAGGGTTGTGACCCTTGAATCGGAGAAACGGAAAATGCAAAACAAGTAAAAATAGGTATATTTTGGCGGTAGTTTTTGCCATTTGTTTTCCATATGGGAAATCAGCAGGGGAAACGAAGCCAATTAAAAATAGAAAAGTATGATAACAACGGCAATAGTTTGGGATCATCGCGGGCGTACAAAGGCAGGCTGTGAAGGTCCGCTGGAGGTGCGTGTGACGGTTGACCGCAAACCCTATTATATCAATACGGGCATCAAGGTGCGCAAGACGGAGTGGAAGGCTGACACCATCGTGAATCGTCCTGACGCGGACGCTTTACGCGCACGCCTGAACATTTTATATAAAAAAATAGAGGCAGAAATAAACAATGCCATCTCTGACGGACGAACCATCGACGTGGCTGACATCAAGCGTCGCGCCTGGATGCTGGTGGCCGACGAGTCGAGCACCAGTTTTTTGGAGTGGTGCCGTGATCAGATTGACCAGCTGACCCATGCTGAAGGAACTGTGAAGCACTACCAGACGATGCTCACACGCCTGCAATCCTTCGACACCATCCGACGGTGGCAGGACCTCACAGTTGAGAATATCTACAAATGGGATGCGTACCTCCACACCATTCCAAAGCCGCAGTCGGATGCAGAGGTGAAGGCAGGCAAGCCAGTCGAGATGATCAGCGACGGAGCCATTTTCAATTATCACAAATGCCTTAAAGCGTTATTGAATCGTGCCGTGCTGTTCGACCGCCTCCAGCAGAACCCATACGATCGTCTCAAAGGAAAATTCAGAAGAGGCGACCGCGAAAGGATCGATTTCTTAACTGATGAAGAAATGGCAGCCTTCGAGAGTCTGCATCCCGTTGCTGGCTCGAAGATGGCCATGACGCGGGATTTGTTCGTGTTCCAGCTTTACACGGGTCTCGCCTATTCCGACACGCAGAAGTTCGACATCGCAGACTATAAGCTGATAGACGACACATGGAAGAACACGGGCGAGAGGATCAAGACGGGCGTGGCGTACACTTCGCAGCTGTTGCCGCCTGTCGTTGAGATTCTGGAGCGGT